AAGGGTTAGCAGGGCCATACTGGTTAATCAGTTGCTCTTGTTTGGCAAGAACCATGTTCAGCATAGCCATTTGCTCTTGTCTGTTGCCAGCACCTAAACCTACGTTAATCGCTACATCGTATTGGTTAGCCCATGTGCGAGGGTCAAACTCTACGAACTCGCCTCTCATACGCACCAAACGAGGCTTGTCTTGGTACTTGCACAGTAGATGCAAGATGCCCTTAAACAGAGACTTAACGCCTGTCTCAGCAAACAAACGAGCCATCAACTCAATCTTACCTGCGCCAGCTTGTTGCATAGAAGCAACAGCCGCGGCAGTCACGTTCTGCAAGATAGATGGGTCTAAACCCTGAGAAGCATCAGATACGCCTGTACGCTTAGACTGCATGGTGTCCAAGTACTGAAGCATTGGGAAAGCCGCTTGAGCCACATTGGTCACATTAAGTTGCGACACAGCTCCTTGAGACTTAGCACGAATAACACCACCTGCGGTAGATGTAAGCAAGTCGTCAAGGTTTACCTGCCCTTCAACAGCGACAACACGAGCATTGTTTGTCAGATATAGGTTGTCCAGAATCTGACGAGTGATCGTAGTCTTGATTAGCTGAATGTCTGTGGTTCTATCGGCTAGTGAGTTACCAAAGAACTTGTGTGGGATTGGAATAGGGCAAATAGAGTGGAAAGGAACGTAGTCCACTTCCTCGACCATCTCCTTACCCTTCTTATCCTCAAGAATCTCGTTACCTGCGTAGAACACCTGAACGAGTGAGGCGATACCCTTACCATTTACATCAGTCTTTACATAGCACTCAAAGACCTCAATCTCTTGCATGGATGGGTCATCAGTCTGTACTTGGTAAGGTTGCTCACCAGCAGAGAAACGAGCCACACGCTCTGGAGTGTATGCAAGGGCATCACCCATTTGCAGACCTTCAACCTGCTTCTTGTTAAAGCCCATAGCGATAAGATCACTACGAGTCAGCATTTGTCTGTGGGCTACGAATGGGCTATCAGCAATCGTTCTAGCCTTCTTGCTAATCAAGAATTCTTCTGGAGGCACGTTCTCAATGCGAACCCGACCGACCATCTTTTTCTGCTGCACAACCACGTTGTGAATAGAGTTAATCATCGGCTGACCCATTTGGTCTAGCGCAGGATTACCCATTTGATCTAGGATGGGGAATTCCTCTGTGTCTTGCTCGACAATCTCCATTGTGTCGTCAGACATAAGCATTGCTAACTCATCATTAGACAAGTTGAAGTAACGCTCTTTGGTGATGTTTTCCTCGTCAGCCCAGTATGCTTTCACCACTCCATTCTTCTGAAGCAAAGCATCCTTGAACCAGTCATGCAGAATGGCTACGCCTTCGTTATCCCGATTGAATACCCAGTTACAGTAGTCAGTAGCTTGCTTGGCAGAGGCTTCATCACGAGAGCCTTGTGGCTCAAAAACTACAATGTTGTCTGAGCCTGTAAAGATACGAACTAAAGAAGGTAGAGCACCATCAATTGCTTCGGCTACTTCGCCTGTAACGATCTGAGACTTGCCTTCGATTTCTGTCCCGTAAGGTTGACGTAAGTAAGCTTCAAGAGCCTGTTTTCTCTGTTCAACAGTCTCACTTTCTATGAAGCCGATCGAGTCATCCACCTCAGCTTGGATGATTGACTTCAAGTCAATAGTGTTCATAAAGCATTAACCCATTCATAAGGTTTAGTAAAAGTCATGGTGTTGCGCTTTCTTACATTTAACGCTTCAGGAATGACTTGGATATTTAAGGCGCAATGAAGTCCAGACGCAGTTTTAGAACGCAAAGGAATCATGTGATCCATGTGCCATTTTATACCAGTTGTTGAATTTCTGCGAGTAGAAAGCGATAAAGCTTCTTGTATTACAAAAGCATCAAATTCACCATACCATTTGGGAATTGCTTTAATTTGTGCTGCTTGTCGTTCATGGACATAAGCGAGTATTTTGGCGGGATTGTTTTTTTTCCACCTTTTGAGGTTTTGCTTATACTTGTCTTTATTCTTTTCTTGCCAGTCTTTTTTATATTGAGCCATCTTTTCAGGGTTAGCTTCTCGCCAAGCTTTATTTTTATCCCTGTTGGAAACATCCCATTTATTCTTTAATTGCCTAGTGAACTCAAGGCAAGCGTCACAAAGACAATCACCATTAAGCCTACGATCAGCAATGCCACCACGCTTGCATGGTTTACCAGTAAAGTAAGTTTTAAGCCCTAAGGCTTGCGCTTGCTTCCTGTTTATTGGCTTGGTCATTACGCTCCTTTGGCGGTCTGCCCATTCGGGGTTTATCCGATTTTAACTCTTTTATCACATTTTCCAACATCTCAATGCGGTTTTCAAGTTCTTTTATCTTTGGGGCAAGATTGACCCCTTGTCGTTCTACATACATTACACAATCCATTTCGGTGCTTTGTTAATCGGCTTATCCCAAGTGCTATGACCTTCATCAAGTCCAAGGGCTAAGTATCTAAAACTGTCACTTCCATGACTAGACCAATCGTGTAGTGGTCTTTCATAGAATATCTTACGCTTCTCATCGTAGTCTCTGCGGTAGTTTCTCAGGCAGTTCAATCCTGTTTGTACCTTTGGCACATTAAACCAGCACCTTGGCAACATACGCCTAACCGCTTGGATGCCATCATCTAGGCTCATTCTGGGTGCGATTTTGATCTCTAGACCAGCTTCCTCAAGCATTTCTAAACGGCTCTTACCTGTGCCAAGTTCCCTAACCCTAACGTCATGTGGCAAGATGTGATCTGCCTTTGTGTAGTCGTTGTCCTTAATCCACTTGACGTAGTGATCTAAGCCCACCCCATGATTCTCGTAGTAGTCGATCAATCTGATCTCTGTGCCTACTAACTGAGCCACCCAGATAGAAGTTGAGTCGCCCATACCCAAGTCCCAAGCTGTAAAGGTTCTGCTGATTTCCTCGTGAGGAATCTCTTGCATGTGCTTCTTATCTTCTAGCTCATTGAGGATTTGACCATAGTACGAACCCTCTACAGCAGCGTCAAAGCTACATTCAAACTCTTGGCGGTACTTATCCTCACCCATCTCATTGCGAGCAGCCTTCAGTTCTGTGTCATCAACTACCCCTGTCTCTGAGGCTTTAAACTCTAGCAAACCCCATCCATCCTCTTTCCCTGCCCTGTCTCGCAGTTCTTTGAAGTGGTTGTGTCCCTTTGGTGTACCAATAAACAGACACCAGCCTTTGCGGTCTGTCAGGGCAGGTCTAACAATATCAGTCCATATCTTAGGGTTCTGATCGCCTACCTCGTCAATTATCACTCCATCAAAGAACTGACCTCGTAGGGAGTCAGGATTATCAGAGCCATATAACTGGATGCGTCTACCCCAAAAGTCCACCCTCAGTTCTGAGATGTTGCTAGTGCCACCAAGAGGTTGTGTGTACTTGACGAGGTAATCCCAAGCAACCCTCTTAGCCTGTCCATAGGTAGGCGCAATGTAGGCATAGCGAGGTGTTTCTTGTTGGTTTAGCACCGCCTCACGGATTAGATGGTTGAGAGCCGCAACAGTCTTTCCAAAACGTCTGTGGGCAACTACTACTGCAAAGCGTTTGCCTTCCAATAATTCATGCACCTTTAGTTGGTGTTCCCTTGGTTTATAGGGAATTGTTAGTTCTGCCATTTAATGACCAGTTCAGAACCTTCAGGGCCACTATGCTCGACAGCATGGGTTTCTTTCCATCTAGCCCTAGTCTTTAGCCAAAAGATAGCCGCAGCAGTATTCCCGTTCTTTGCCTGTTGGAACAAAGTCTGACCAATACTGGCATTGGCATCAATGCGCCCGTCATCCAGTTCTTTCTTGTAGTACTTGACTAAGGTATCTGCGCTAATCTCTAGCTTAGTAGCTATGTCTTCAAAGGTAATGCCAACAGCAGCCAGAGTCTTTACTAGCTTCTTGTTCTCATCAGTAGGCTCATATTTTTTACCCTGTTGCATTTTATATCTCCGAAAGTTCTTCGTTAGCGTTTACTAACATAGCTTTTTTACCAGTAAAGTCTTCCCATCGTTTTACTATGACATCGCAATACTTTGGGTCTAATTCCATTATTCGGGAATGTCGGTTATGTTTCTCGCAAGCAACAATGGTTGTACCGCTACCACCAAACAAATCTAAAACAATTCCATTTATGGCACTACCATCTAAAACTGCTTTTTCGACAAGTTCGACAG